CCTCTGCCGCAGTTGCGAAGTTCTCTGTACGATCAAGTCTTAACTCTTCACGTACACAGTAGAGTAACTTATCCTTTGCTCTTACAAGAAGTGCTACTCCAGGAGTTACCCATGCTGTAATAAGAACTGAAAGTCCTGCAACACCCTTAACATCGCCAGTGTTAGGATCAAGTACAATTCCAGGAGGTGTCTGCTCTGCAGTTGCAGGGATCAGATCATCCTGCTGATCAGGATTCATAATAAGGTGAGTGAAATGAACAGGTCTAGGAATGTTAGTTCCCTCTTCCTTGAATAATGCACCTGCTTTCTTAGCATTTCTAATATCAGCAATACTAAGTGTACCAGGAGTACTAGCAGCAACAGAATGTCCTGCACCTGCTTCCAATGCGGCAAATGCTACCTTATTCTTTGTACGTGTGTGAGCCTTACCAAGTTCCTGTGTTGTATATCTCATAACATCAACCTGATCATCACGAATCATCTGATGTGTAAATCCTGCACGAACACCGTAGTCTTCTGCTGAAATTGTCTGTGTACCAGTTCCAAGGCTTACAAAAGGAATCTCCTGTCCTTCAGTAATCTTACCTACTACGAAGTCCCTTATATGTAGGGAATGGAATGTTGTTTCTTGTAAGTTCGAATCTCTGGAAGATCGTCTCAAACTGGGAAGGCTCTTCATTCGCACCCTCAAGCAGTAACGGATTCAATCCATATGCCATTAAGTCAGCAAAATCGGCTCTACCCTGCAACTCAGAGATTCTCATATTTCCGAATTTGATATCTGCCATGATCTATATCCTCCTTATTAAATACTAAATTTGACGAAAACTTCTTCGCCATTAGATGCTGTGTTTAATGCAATACCAATTACCTTAGTAACTGTATCACCCTTAGTTGCTACTTTACCATCTGCAGCAGATTCTACCTGTGCACCTGCTGTGATTGCACCAGATGCAGTAAGTCTGAATAATCCCTCTGTTTCTACAGACACTGGTTCACCAGCCTTAGCATCAAACATCGCAACACCAAGAACACTGGCAGATGCTTCTGTGGAAGGTGCTACAGTCATATCACCTGAAATTACTACGACCTGACCTTTCTTAACATCTGCCGATGCCTTAAGTATCTTCTGCTGAAGATTTGTATTTGCATCAAACTCTGCAGGCATTGCACCGATCATATTACCTTCATTGATCTTATAATCCTTTGCCATGATCTAATATCCTCCTCTCAATTATTTGCTCTCTTTCTTGACACCGAACATACCAAGAACTGCATCCTTGATATCATCTCCGCCAAGATTATTGTACTGTCTACCAACTGGTGTATTATTCATACCACCCATTTCACGAACGAATGCAATCTCACTCTGGAGAGATGCATCGATCTCTTCTTTGGTCTTACCAGTTACTCTCTTCATGAAAGCATCAACATGCTTCTCGTCAACCTGCTCTGTAATCTTCTGAACCTTATATGCATCAAGTTCAGCCTGAACCTTAGCATCCTCAAGTTCTGTGATCTTCTGCTCATAAGCATCGATCTTACCCTGCAGTTCTGCGATCTTAACTGTCTCCTGTTTGCCACCAATAGTTAACTGCATTTCAGTTACCTTGTTGGCTTCGATAATAGCTGATACAAGATCTGGGTTCTGTGCCTGCAACTCTGCAACAGTAATTCCTTTAATAATCGCATCATATCCAGTAGGATTAAATGCTTTGAACTCTGAAACAGTTGCGTTTTTGATAATATCCTGTGCGTTTAATTCAGACATTTCATTGTCTCCTTTCATATTTTTATTCATTTCTGCAACCACTGATATTGCTTTTGAAGTACCCATGCCCTCTGTGCTTGGATTTGCCCAGTCTATTGACTGTAACTCTGTCATATGAATAACATCAAGGGTATCGGTATTTCTGATAACATCTGCAGATCCATTGATTGAAACTGTCATAGGATTTCCTGCAGCAATACTCTTAGGAACCCATTCCCTAAGTGGTGATGTCTTGAATAGATAAGCCTTTGCAATACATCTAATAGCACCATTTTCCAATTGCTCGGTAATAGCACCAACATAGATACACTGTGGTTCTCTAAATTCAAAACCTACCTTTGATGGATCTGGGTGTCCAAAGAATCCCTGCACTCCAGGAATCAGCTGACAAATTTCATTGACAACATTGTTACCATAACGTCTGCGATTACCAGAAATGCCTGCACGAATTACCTCAACATTTACAAACTTTGGATCTGGATCATCAGCGGTAATCGTTTCAATGTCGATTCTAGGATCGACTGGAACATTTACCATAGCAGTCTCTGATACCATTTCACAAATCCGACTTTTTGATACCATGATATCTATTAACTGTTCTTTGGTATATTCCTTAGATTTGATTGCCATTGATTCACCACCTTCTGACCTATTATTTACATCTCAAATCGTAGAAGATTGTTATAAGCCAGTAATATATCCTATTTGAAGTTAATAATATTATCTATAAGTTTATTCCAACCATCTAACTGGGTTGCACTCCATGGCAATATCATTACACCTTTAATAGCTTCTTGTGCTCTAGATAATAAATCTATGTCATTGTCAGCCATAGCACCTGCAACCAATTGTTTCCAGAATTTCATCTGTGTGTTATATTCTTCTGACATATGACCTCTTGAATTATCTTTTGCGATATTAAAATTACTGATCATATTGTCTATATACTGATTTCTTGCATTATACATAGCATTCTGGACTTTACTACTTCTATCACCAGATAAATAATCTTCCATTGATTCATCTGTCATATATTCAGCATAATTTATACCAAGCCTGTTATTTATCCTCTGGTACATCATATCTCTACTGTAAATTGTGTTAAGCATATTTGCTCTAAATAATAAATTTCTACTAATTGGCTTATCCCACCCATCAATAAATGGAAGCCATACACACCTACATCTTGGATGTGCAGGCAATTGTTCTACATCATCTTCCATATCATATACTGATCCAATTCTCTCTCTACAGTAATCACATGTTACTGCTGAATATTTAAATCCATGCCAGTATTTCTTTATGTTTCTGCCAGATAGATTCTTATATTCAATAAGCCTATTAATAGATCCAATATTATATGCTCTACTTAATTCTGTTTGTGCTATTTCCTCTGCTTTACTCCTATTAACATCAAGTATCTTCTCAATAGCCGCACGTACATTTGCTTTGTTCGATTTTCCTTTTAAAAAGAGGTCACCGAGTTCAGACCGTATTCTCTCAATCTTCTGATTATTGTGACCTTTTAATAATTCAAATGCATGTTCTTCAATATACTGAATTGTATCTTCATCATATTCTTGATTACCATTCTGTTCACTAAGACCTTGGGTGAATTTTCTTGTAAGTTCAATACCTATATCAATTAACTCACCCATATTATCATAAGCGGTATCAAAATATTGACCTATCTTATCTATTAATTCATATTCACATTGTGAGAAATATATATCATATACTCTCTGTATTGAGTTCATTAATACCTGCATGTCCAATACTTTATTAATATCGGTCTTAACACAATTTAATACTCGTTCTATGTGAGCATCTGTTAACCTTCTTAGATTAAATTTTATATCTTCTTCAAACTGGAGATTCTTTATATCAAACCTCTCTGCTTGTTCGATAATATAATCTATAATAAGTTTCTCTTGTTTCATAATTTACCGTCCTTTCAATAAACTGTAGAGACACAGCAACTTTGTAGAGAAGAAAGAAAACACTATACAAACTTTGAAGTTTTTGAAAGGAAAAACATTATCATCACATTAAATAAAAGATAAGGACAAGATGTTATCACTCTTGTCCCGACCTATTCTTGTTTATATTAATCTCTTTTCTCTTCTGAATTGATTATTCTTGTTGTATCTACCCTTCTGGCATCATTTCTTCTTCTCCTATCCCTAGTGCCATCATCCCCATCTTCTGGGTTAGTAATATTTGCGGCATTATTCTGTCTACTTGTAAATCTACCGCCAAGAGCACCTGCAAAATCACTATTGTCTGCTAACTGTGCAAACATTTCTGATTCTTCAATAATCTGTTGTTTCTCAACGTCCCAATTATGTCCCATATTCATACTGGCTGTTCTTCGTGAACATAAGTTCGCACCAACTTTAAGTACATATGTCTCTGCTTTAGTCTTCTCTGACATAGTATCAATTTCTGGGAATACTAATTGCCCATCATCGACTGTTGATGGATCTCCACCTGCACATGCTATTACAACCTTATGAATATCAGTAAATGCTTCAGCAAATGCATCCTGCCTATCTTGTGCAAGATGTGTAACAGAGAATGTATTTTCATCACCATTTGCTTCTGATTGGTTAAATAACATATATTCTGGGAATGATAATCCTGCACTGATTAATCCACGTAATATCTTATCATCTGCTGATGGTTCAACGATGTTTCTTGATGGATCTAATACTTGCCATTCTTCCTGCTTGTTATGTACTGGGTTACTACCAATAGCGAAACCTGCAAGATCATTAATTCTATCTTCGATAACCTGTGGATCATCAGTATCAATAGTGATATCAAATATAGGAGATCCATATAACTGATGAATTGTAAGCCTATCTCCTACAAAGTCCATATAATCCTGTACCAAATCTGATGATTGATAGAAATCTGATGTACCATACACCTCACCAGTAGAATTATTAAACTTAATATGACACATCAATCCTTTACCTTTAATTTTGGCTGCACCTTTAAGTCCAAGTGATCTTCTAACTTTCTGTATGATACCATTATTAACACCATTTGAGAACTCGATNTCATTGAGATAATTCTCTATTGGCATCATATCAAACTGTTCCTCATTACCAGTCTCATCATTCTTATANGTAATGATATATCTATTGACCTTATTAACATTTCCTGGATCAAAATCTATATCAACCTGCCTTGATTCATAGAATGATACAAGTACATCACCAGTATCCTGCGGATATAAACCAATAAACACTTCACCATATAACTGTGCATCAGTACCAAGTGAATTGAGTTTTCCTCTTAGTCTATTGATTCTCCAGAATCTGTCAATAATTTNCTTTGTCTTTTCATCATACACCCATTTGATACCTCTACCAAATACAAGTGCATTAAACTGGTTGATACGATTCTGTAATAGTGGATTAGCCTTCCATAATGTCCACATATTATCATGATGTGTCTTTCGTGATGTATCATATCTATATATCACCTGTGCAGTTGTGTTGAAATGACCAGATGTTTTACCAGACTGACCTGCAATTATTTCTTGTACTGCAGTCTTAATCTTCTCATGATTATATTGTATTTTACCATCAACACCCATTGTGCCGACAATATGTTTGCCACCGAATAATATCTCAACGGAATCTGGTTTCCTATCTGGCATTTGTGACATATTATTACTCATAATTTACCTCCTTTTATTTCTATGTTTACTTGTCCTATTCCTAGGTGCAGCATTTGTAGCAAATTTTCCATTGCTTAATGTCTGTGGAACATATATTCCAGACTTAGTTCTTGTAAACTGTTGTCTTGGATTACTAATACGTGGAGCAGATCCACCTGCAGGTAAGTATTCTGCACCGCCACTTGCTATATCAGCATAAATCTTTGCATGTAGGAAGTGGTCTGGACCAGTATTAACATAGATAATGAATGCATTACCAGATTTAGTCTCTGCTTTCTCTGCGGCTATATTAGTAAAGTGTTCGATAGCCATGTCCACCTTTTCATTTTGTAAATCATAGCCTGGGAGTGTTAGATTGGTATCAGATATCTCATCTATTATCTTATCTATTGCTTCAGACCTACCAACAGTAACAATCATTTTCTTATCATCCCATTGTATATTTGTCTTTGCAGGTGGAGTTGCATAATAACATGCATATACCTGATTTGTTACACCAAGTTCCTTTAATTCATCCCTAAGTGAATAGAATCTAGTGATATCTGGTCCGGCATCACATACTACCTTCTTAACATATTTCTTATATTTAGCTATATGCCTTGCAAGTGCCTTAGGATGCTCTCTAGGATCTGATTGGTCTGCAATATATAAGTCAATTAGTCTATGGTGTTTATTATGAATCCATAGGTATGATTGAGCACCCCAGTCAACACCACAATAAATTCTTTCATTATCACCAAGTTGCCCCAACTTGAACTCATTTTTACCGCATTCTTCCATCATAGCTATTGTGATTGGTATATCGTCACCGCCATATGATTCACCAAGTACCTCGTTATAGAAACGTCTACGAGAGTAGGCAGTACTATTTTTCTTCTTCATAATTTCTTCGGCTGTCAACCAACATACCATCAGCTGATTAATATGATACCCTCTAAACTCTGGTCTCTTTTGTGGGTTGGTTGCCATCCACCTACCATTAGTTCTATTCAATGGTTTCCTGCAATGAGGACATCCATAGTACCAATCAGGTTCATCATCAAACTGTCCAGAATCCATAATATTGTCCATTGTTAATGGTGCTTCATACCCACAATGTTCACATTTTACAAACCAATAATGTTTATCTGATGCTTCCCATTGTTGGTCAAACTGTATTCCTGGCAATTTAGGAGTACCAAGAGTTAATGTCTGCTTATATTCAGAGTGAGAAGCACCTTCACCGATAACTGTTTCTACATCATCTGGGTGGTCTTGCCGTTCATCATATACTACAAAGTCTAATGATATACCTCTGGCAGCGTCACCAACTGTATCCTTTCTTGATTCCCATGTACCACCAAGAATATAGAAATTGTATGGCTGTAATCCATTAGCATCCTTCTCCTTAAGGAATTTACGCATTACCTGTTCTGAATTATGAGCATCATTCCAATTCCTAATATATTCACTATCCATAATTGCTGATTGCAACCTCTGTTTAGCAAACTTCTGTGCCTGTGCTGCTCGTGGGAATGTGTGCAGACCAACAGTATATGGATGTNCATCCAATTTATGAAGTAACCAGTTCATTGAGAACTCTGACATTTCACATTGTCTACCTTTCATAAATATAATATTCTGATAGTCATCTCTACATGGCTGCAATAGATAATCTCTATCTTTGAATGAGAATGGTTTTCCCTTCAATATTCTATTTTTCTGTATCCACGATACTGGATCAACTGATGCTAATATATCTAATATATCTTCTTCTGTCATTGTAGATAATGCAGACATAAGTTGTTGGTTAATATCGACATCATCATTTAATATAATTTCATCATTTGGCATCTCTATACCTCCATACTCCATATCCTACCATCATTATAGATATTATAATTAGGAAATCCAATAATTTCTTTCATATTACACATCATGTATCACCCCTTCTCTTAATTTATCGATGATACCGTAACTATCTCCACCAGTTTTCATTGCTTCTGTCAGTATATCTGTCAATGCGGATTTTACATTAATATTGATTGTAGTACTTTTGTTTTGCAATAATGATGGATCATTTTGTATTTCAGAGAATTTTTGTGCATTCAACATAGTTTCACCATAT